AGTTTCCGGAAATATCTAGATTTGATCCTATTTCAGTTATCTATGGAATTCGTCCCGGGCAAGTTTTTGAAATTATACGTTCAAGTCCAACGTCATTACAAACAAAATATTATCGGTTATGTATATAAGTAATGTCTGGTTATGATGAGAAAATTCCATTAGGAAAACAATTAGAAAATTTAAAATACAGATGGACAATCGCTACTAAAAAATATGTAACACATTATCCTGACTATAAATTAGGATTGGATAGATCACAATATAATCGCGCTATTGCACAGGTAAGAAAAACATATAATGATGTATCTATTTTAAAGTCTAATTTAGATGGTAATATTTCATCTAATGCTAAAAACTTAAAGCAAAAAGATATAAAAATAAAAGATATTAAGAAAAAATACAATGATCAACATGGCGAATTGAGAAATCAATTAGGAAGTAATAAAGCAGCAAAACCATTTAAAATACAAAAATATGATGAAAATAGTAAAAGTTATATCTTTTCAAGTTTTTACACAATATCTATATTTACACTTAGTTTTTTTATTTACAAACAATTAAATATTGAATAATGTTTTCAAGTAATAATGTTTTATAAGAATAATGTTTTCTAAGAATAATGTTTTCTAAGAATAATGTATATGTTTCAACAGGGAAAAAAATTCAAAAACAATCAAAATAAATATAATAATTTAGTAAAAAATAAAAATCTTAAACAGATATCATCTGGTAAAATTAACATTGTTAATAATTTAAGATATACTAATTTTACATCTATTGAAGGATTTGAAGGAGAAGATAGAGTAGAAAAAATTAACAGTGAAGAATTAGACAAACTTGAAATTTTAGAGAAATCATTTGACGATTCAATGAACCAATATATGGTCAAATATAAAAAATATTTAGAAGAATTGCAAACTAGACAAGTCTCAGAAAAAAGTCAATATAGAAATAAAGTTATTAAGGATGTAAATGGTGATAAGTATTATGTAAATAATATCGGAATGGCTAGACAATTTACTGATTCTGCTTGGGTAAATAAAGACAATTCATGCTCAGACCCAACAACAACTGTTGGTGCCAAAGAATTTTCCCAAATTAGTTTAGGATCTTCTATGGGTATTGGTGAAAAATGTACAGCGGGAGGATATAATGCTGTAGATTCGTCTTCTGGAACAACCGCATGGATTGATACTTTAGGATACAAACATTTTTACGATGATTTTAGAAATAAACATTCAACTTGTCCTTCACAAACACAAAAATTAACTTCAATACAGTTTAATGCTATTCCAAATGGAAATTCTTTCGGCCGTGATGACCCTTGCTCTATTATTAGTTTAGACTCACCGTTATATGATCAAATTATGACCCTTAATGGCAAATTAATGAGAAAAGTTGAAGAAATGAAAACAGAAGTTGATTTATTAAAAAATTCCGATATTGCTTTAGACAAAAATATTGTGATACAAAAACAAAAATTAATGAATGTGTATAATGATTTAAAAAAACAAAAATTAAAAATTACTAAGTTAAAGACTAGAAACAAAACAATGATTGGTGAAACGGATGAATTAATTCTTAACAGTTCTGCTATACAATTTCATCATTTAATTTGGATGGTGGTAGGTGGAACTTTTTTGACATCTATAATTATGTATTCCAAGTAAATATAACTTTTTTATTTACATATATTAAATAAAATGGTTTTTACACAACTGCTTGAAAATATAACTGACTTATTTTCTGGAAAGACAAAAAATGAAAATAATAGAAAAAATAAAATACCTCTTAACCAATTATCACAAGGATTAACCTATTTGCAAAATAAACAAAATAGATTCAACGAAATAAATAATAAATCATCATTATTTGAACAATTCGATACAAGTGCATTAGATAAAACTACTCAAAATGAATTGCAAGTTTTAGACATGCTAAAGGAAGAATATAATCAAAAACTTTCACAATATGCCACATCATATAAGGGATTCATGGAGAATTATTATAAATCTACGCAAGATGTTATATCATGTAAGGCTGATTGTGAAAATAAACATAAACCAGGAACTCCTGAATGGAAGTATAGTAAAAATGCCTGCAACGCCGGATGTGATCTTAAGGGACCATATGTATCTCAATGTAAAAGTAACTATAAAGGGTCCCGTGTCCTGGGAGCAGGTCAGGTCAGTAAAAAATGCGATAGTATAACAAAAGGCAAATGTCAAGGTGGTAACGTTGTTTTAGGAATGGATTCTACAGTAACAGATATAAAATACGCAGATAGCGATGATGTAACTATTAAAGATGGATGTTGTGAGTGCGGAGGAGGTATAGGAGGACCACCTACATCTGAAATAAATTCTTATAAAATCCATAAATGTGAAGATGTTCCAAAAGCATTGAAAATTCCATCAGGACAGGGAGGATATACCATAAATCGTTGTCATCAGGCTCTTCTTCCGTCAGCACGTGCAAATAAAAATTTATGGCAATCTTATTCGAAATTATCAAAAGAAAAAGAAAAATTAATTGAAATGGCGCAAAATATTTTTAAAAAAATTAAAAAATTAAAAACCACTGACAAAACTATCAATAAAAAAATTAAAAACGAAGAGACACATCTTAAAAATCAATTAGCACTTTATGAGAATGTATATGCAAATATTAAAGATTTCGATGTATCCAAGCAAATTACAGTAGAGGGGCAAGTTGAAGATATCTTATTGAAAGAAAAAAGTCAATCATTACAACTATTTATATGGTTAAGTTTAGCAATTTTAACCTTTTCTTTAGTCATTCATAGAATAAAAAAATAATTTGACTTTTGATATAATTTTATAATTTATATAATTTAATATAATTTAATTATATATATATAATGGCGGATTTATTTCAATCAGGTAATATTCAACAGAATACAGATGGTGGTTCTTTAACATTAAAGCAAAGAAATCAGTTCGGTTCTCAAAGACCAGGACTTTTAACTGATAAACATGATAATACAATTAAAAATATTAAAGATCTACAAGAATTAGAAAAATATATGTTTCAAAATTTACAATCTCTTAATAAAAATTCAACGGGTTCAATACAAGAAACAGATATTATTAAAAATCGCATTGGAGAATTAAGTTCTATGAGAGTAGCATTATTTAATCAATTAAAATCAATGTATAAAGATCAACAAACGCAAACTGCTAGTAGTAGAAGTAATTTAGCAGATCAATTAACAATGACTTCTGTTATTGATAACGAACTTACAAATGCACAAAGTCAATTAGATGTTTTAGAAAAAGAGTATTCAAATAAAAAAAGACTTGTCGAATTGTCTGAATATGAATATGATAGATATAGTTCTCACAAAAATATGATGAAAATTACGGTTTACGGTGCTTTAGGTGTTTTGGCTATTGTTTATTTAATGTCTTTTCCATGGTTTCCAGCATCAGTAGGTATGTTATCTATTTGTATTATAATTGCTATTGTATTAATTTCTATTTCAGGAAGAATGTTAACAAATCTTACTAGAACGGGCCTTTCATGGAATAAATTTACCTTTGATAAAAATCTTCCCCCTGATGACATGTCAGGAGAAAAAAAAACAAAAGGTTGGTGGAATTTATTTGCTACTTCTTGTGAAAATATAAGAGATACTGCATACGCTACCGGAGCACTCGCAGCCGGAGCATTAGAAAACGAAACGAGTATGTATGAGAAAAAAAAGGACGAACTAAGTTCTCCCATTGAAAGTTTCACATCCTATGTAGAAGATAGTGATCCAAAAAATGCAGAAGCATTTTTTAATATTTAATTTCTATTTTAATTTCTATTTTTAATTTCTATTTTTAATTTCTATATATTATATATTATATGGCAAATCAAATGAATTCTGCTTTAAAATCTTTACAAAAAATACATAATCAACTTAATAATAGAGGTTCATTATCACCTGAAATGTTAAAGAAAAATAAGATAGAAAAATTAAGGAATGAAATGATAAACGCTAAGAATAGAATGCATAATTCCCCAAATGAATATAATAGAGCAGAAAAAGCATATTATCTTGAATCGAAAGGATCCGATTATTATTCTACCATCCAACGAGATAAATATAAAAAAGAAGCCAATACACAAGTAAATTCATGGAATAAAGAATTATTGAATAGTATGTTCGATAGTATTAAAAATTCTATAAATTATTACAACTCACAGAATTATTATGTAGGTAATGTCGATGAAGTATACAAATCTTATGATACAGATTTATCTGATCTAACGCGAAAAATATATGATACTGAACAAACCAAGAACATAAATGAACGACTAGGACAATTTTATTATAATAATACTGAAACTGTTGATTGGTGGACTTACTATTTAAAAATCTTGTATTACGGATTAATCATTGTTTCACTTTTTATCTTTATATTCAAAAGGCAATTTCGTCAAATAAAAATGTATATATTTTTCGCAACCATCTTAATTATGCCATATATACTTGATAAATATTATGCTTTTATTATGGGAATATTTAAACATATAAAACTTGATAACCTATATTTTATTTTTATTGTAACAATGTTGTCTGTTATTGGTATCTTGAATTTTACCAGTAAGTTGCCATTTAATACGACATATGTTTAATACGACAGTTAATACGGCATTTAATGTACCATTAAAATAATATTTTTTGTTTAGATTTATAAATATAATAGTTTTTAATTATATTTATTAACATATCGCCTTAGCCACGAAAAACATACCAACTAATCCCAGAACAAATCCAAAATGGTAATTAAATTGCATAGTTTTATAAATTTTTAACCATGCATTTCGTTGTTTTTCTGTTTCTAGGTATTTTACCATATAATCAGTTTTGGGATATAATATATAATAAAAATAATTTGTAGTAAATGAAATTGCCAAAACCTGACATATATTCGAGGTTCTATTTTGTTTTGTGTTTGAATTATTTACATATAAACTAGCAACTGATAATACAAATCCTAATGCAAATCCCTGAAAATAAATCTTTCTTCTTTCTTGAACGATAAATTTATATCGTTTTTGATTATCAATACTAAGATCATCTAAATAAGAACCATGTAATTCTTTTTTATCAGTTAAAAAAGAAACAAAAATACTAGCACAAATAAAGGATCCTGCTATTATACAATATGTTTGACAAACCATATATATATATACATTTATTAATTATTTTTATTAATTGTTTCTAAATTTTATTATTTGTTTCTAAATTTTATTAATTGTTTCTAATCACTGTTAGACGTTTCCTCTTCTTCACTTTCATAATTATCATATATAATCTTATAACCCCACCATCCTATTTTACGATATTTTCCCAATGTTTTATTTAGATATTCATATAATTCTTTGGCTGCAGGTGCTCGCGTACCATAATTTTGAGGATACCATTCGTTAAACTCACCCCGAATATCTGTTTTCTTAATCTTATCATCATTATTACCCTTTGAAATCTTTTCTTTCTTAAATTGCGCCCAAAAGTCTTCCTTTTCTTGATATTCCTTAGATGCTTCTAGAACCATATCACAATCATTCACCTTACCCTCCATTTCGTCACATTTGTCAACTAAAACCGCTGTAAATACCTGAACCCATTTTTTGATTTTGGTTTCCAACTGATCATCTTTTGGATATATAGGTCTTTCAGCATCGTCTACTAATCCTTGGCTTTTTTTTTCACAAAACTCATTATTATCTAAAAATTCTGAACGAAAATCCACTTGACGAATTCTCCTCCAAGTACCCTTATCATTGCTTTTAATTTCAAATAAACGATTTGTACAACAAACCAGTTCAAATTGAGGGTAAAATTTCGTCATTTCTCTACTATACATTCCCCTGCCTTCCATTTCATCTCCACCTACCATTTGCTTCATTACACCTTCATTTAAAATATCCCCAGCACTAGGTTCATCCATAGAAATATAACGCTTACCCTTTAATAGTGCAATCTCTGGTGTAGGACCCCCTATACCCTTTCTTTTTTGTGTTACTAATGCAATATTCATTTTCCCACTATATTGACCCAAAACAAGATTCATAAGATTTACAAAAATAGATTTACCATTACCCCCTATACCAGTGTAAATATTGAATTTTTGATTGCGATTTGTTCCAATTAAAGACGATGCCGCATGTTCCCACATATATTTTCGCAATTCTTTGTTTGGAAAAATTTTAAAGAAGAAATCATCTATTTCTTCCTTTATTTTTACCTGTTCAGAATTATTCTTGTCGAAAGGTATATAATTTGTTTTTGTTGAAAAACTAAGATAATCTTCGGCCTCTCCATTTCTAAATTCTTTTTTTTCAAAATCATACACCCCATTTTCAAACCCTAACAAATGTTTATTTGCATCTAATAAATCTGTTAATTCTGGATTATGAAATAATTCTGCACATTCTTTCATAATATTATTTTTTTGAGAATTCATCTTAAGTTTAATAGCGATTCTATTATACATTGCGGCATGTTCTAGATATTTTTCTCTCTCTGCAGCACTAATATTAGCGTCAGCAGCCATATCCTTTTCACTTCTCGTTTTTTCAACATAAAGTTTATTTATCTTTTTAGAAAGTTCACTTCTCAGGCCTGTACCACTATCATTTTCAACCCATCTATGATTTTGGAATTTATACCATTTGTTATTTCTAATACTTACACAACAATATTCACCTTGAAATAGATGTTTTGTTAAGATTGCCAAATCCGTATCAGAACCATTACTTTCCAATGTACTGTGTAAAAATCGATCTATGGAATTATCTCGAATTTTTTTATATTCATCAGGATTGTCTTTCTTAGCCCAATAATGTATCGATCTCCATGTATACCCATTGTTACCCATTTCACCTTTCCATTTAATTAAAAGACCCGGTATATCATCCCAATTAAATTTTGGAGATTGTTGTGAAAATTTAAGCCATGTCCAAAATAAACCATCATGTGTATTATGTAAAGCCCATCCTACATTTAACCAATTTGTAAATGGTTCATAATATTTATCACTTAAACACATAACAATCTCATGTATTTCTTTTATATGATAATCTTTGATATCAAAGAATTGCATAACATTATCAATTATCGCATTTAATTCTTTTAAATTTTTAGGAAATTTTGTAAGCATACTTGTCGAAACTGTAAGAAGTGAACCATTGTATTGGGCTGTTTTTCTGCTTTTCTTCTTCTTTGGTTTGGTATTTTCTGTTAGTTGATTCATTTGATCTTCATATTTCTTCTTTATAGTATGCATTTTTTGAAATGTAGTATTTTGTGAACTAATAACTGGTAAAAGTTCCTTTGTATTTAATGTATCCATATCGATGGGTTCTTTATCATATGTATCACTATCAAGAGTTAATGCATAGGCATATGTTAGTTTATATGGTTTGCAATTGGGTTTCATACTACCCCACATTTGCCAATTGTTCCTACCAGAACTAATACACTCATCAAATATATCCTCAATCTTATTAATACAACTAAGATTTTTAAATATATTGGTTTCATTTTTCTCTTTTCTCATTACTATTTCACGTAAAACCATTTGGATATTATGCGTCATAGAAATTCCAAATACAAGATGTATTCCATCTTTTGTCACTTCTTCCAATGCATTTACATCCTCCTTTTCAAATACAAATACGGGAAATCTTATTTCTGTATCTAAATCAAACAGTTCCTGTATAGATTCTACATATAAATCTACAATATCGCTAATATCACCTTCTTGATGTTGTCTACTTGTAATTTCGATTGGATATTTTAAATCTAAATCTACCAATAAAGGTCCACCCTCTATTTTATTTTGAGTTTCTGTTAGATATTCTGGTTTTTTGTCTTCAAATATGTGCTTATGATATAATTTATAAAATTCATCTCGGTCACTTATTGGAATATTATATGATCCGCCATACACACCTAATTGAACATTTCCTATCCTTGTATGAGTATACTTACCGTCTTTGGTACGTTTTCTTTTTTTTAAAAATGCTGTTAATGATTTGCATGATTTCATGAATCTTTAAATAATATATCAAGAGATTTTTTAAATCAATTTTTAAATTGGACTATTTTTTGTATTATATAAACTTTATACCATATATGGTATAAACTTTAAATAAAAGCAAAATCTATTTAAATGTTTCTAAATATAAATTTATATATGTCTGAAAAAATCTCAATGAATCGGGATAATATTATGCGATTGCAAAAAGATATTATCGGTATAATTAAACATCCTTTAACAGATAATGGCATTTATTATGCACACGATGATAGTAATATGTTAAAGGGATATGCTGTTATTTTTGGACCGGATGATACTATATATAGATACGGTGCCTATATTTTTGAATTTAATTTCCCTACTAACTACCCGTATTCACCTCCAAAATTAAAATATTTGACAAATGATGGCTCTACAAGATTTCATCCGAATTTATATAGAAATGGGAAAGTATGTATTTCTATATTAAATACATGGCGAGGTGAACAATGGACATCCTGTCAATCTATAACCAGTATATTACTTATGTTAGTTACTCTATTACATAATAAACCTTTATTGAATGAGCCGGGAATTAAAGAAAGTCATAAATCTTTTTTAGATTATAATAAAATAATCACTTACAAGAATCTAGATATTGCTATTTTACGAAATATAAGAAAAGAAAATGCAACTAAATATAATGATATTATTAATGGTCTTTTAATATATCATAAAAAACACATTGATGAACACAAAGATGATATTTTAAAATATATTTGCGATATAAAAGAAAAAGATGAATATAAAGATGGAATTAAACTACATACAACAAGTATTTATAACATGCGTATTGGAGTAAATTATGTGAAACTATATGAAGATTTTCTAAGTTATTTCAACGACAAAGAACTTTTAGTTAAAGAGAAAGTTAAAGAAAAAGTAAAATTGAAATAAATAAAAAAATATACTATATAAATAAAAACATGCACTTTTGTAAAGAATGTGGAAATATGTATTATTTAAAACTTAAAAGTATGGACGACGATTCGAGCAATAATTTAGTGTATTATTGTAGAAAATGTGGTAATGAAGATGAAAATATTTTAG